GTTGAGGCTACATCTAAAGAAGAAAATATTCATGCTGAATTTGGGTTTGAGTTAGTTAATTTAATTAAAAAAGAAAACCCTGAATGGTGGACACCTCAGTTAGTTGAAGATTTAATTATTGCGACTAAAGAGGCTTACGAGGCTGAGACTGAAGTAGTTAATTGGATTTTTGAAAAAGGTGATTTAGATTTCTTAACTAAAAAACAAACAATGGAGTTCATTAAATATAGATTTAATGTATCTTTGAATTCTATAGGTGTTGACAGTATATTCGAAACTAATGATACATTATTAGAAACTACAGAGTGGTTTGATGATGAGATTTTAACGACCAAACATACTGATTTTTTCAATAAAAGAAGTATTAACTATAGTAAGAAACAAAAATCAATAACGTCAAACGACTTATTTTAAAAAGAAACAAAACAATAATAAAACAATAATATGAAAAATAGAAAACCTTTTAATTGGATTAATGAAGAATCAATAACGTTTCTTCGTAGGGGTTATTTAAGTGAAGGTGAAGAACCTTTAGATAGAATAAAAACAATCGCACAACACGCAGAAAAACTTTTAGGTAAAGAAGGGTTTGCTGAAAAATTTTACGACTATATGAGTAAAGGATGGTATTCGTTATCATCACCTGTATGGGCAAATTTTGGTAAAGTTAGAGGTTTACCGGTAAGTTGTTTTGGTTCTAATGTTAGTGATAACATAGAATCAATATTATTTACTCAAGCTGAAGTTGGAGAAATGAGTAAAATGGGTGGTGGTACCTCAGGGTATTTCGGTAACATTAGAGGTCGTGGGGCTAAGATAACTGACAATGGACATGCTCCTGGTGCGGTTCACTTCATGAACTTATTTCAGAGTGTTGTTGATAACATTTCACAAGGGGCAACAAGAAGAGGTCGTTTCTCACCTTACTTACCCGTTGAACATCCAGACATTATGGAGTTCTTAGAGATTGGTACAGAAGGGGCTTCAATTCAAGATTTAACACACGCAGTTACAGTGACTGATAAATTTATGGAAGAAATGATTGCGGGTGACGATGAGAAAAGAAAAATATGGGCAAAAGTAATCCAACGAAGAGGTGAAATTGGTTACCCATATATTATGTTTCATGACACGATGAATAATAATGCACCTAAAGTTTATCAAGATAAAGGGGCTAAAATTTATAACTCTAATCTTTGTTCTGAGATAGCTCTACATAACTCGGATGATGAGTCATTCGTTTGTGTGTTATCTTCAATGAATGTGTTACATTACGATGAGTGGAAAGACACCGATGCGGTTGAAACTATGGTTTATTTCTTAGATGCGGTAGTAACTGAGTATTGTAATAAATTAGAAGAATTAAGAGACAATGGTACTAGAGAAGGTAAGATGGCGTTTCTTTATATGGAAAAGGCTTATAACTTCGCTAAAAGACAAAGAGCACTTGGTTTAGGTGTTTTAGGTTGGCACTCACTATTACAATCAAAAGGGTTAGCTTTTGATACAAGAGAAACCGCTAAACTTAATGTTGAGGTATTTAAAACTATTAAAGATAAATCATATAGAGCATCAGAGGAGTTAGCTGAAATATTTGGGGAACCTGAATATCTAAAAGGTTATGGTAGACGAAACGTAACACTTAATGCGGTCGCTCCGACTACCTCATCAGCATTTATTCTTGGTCAGGTATCACAATCTATTGAACCAATTTGGTCTAATTGTTATGTTAAGGATGTGGCTAAGATGAAGGTAACTATAAAAAATCCAGTGCTAAAAGAATTATTAGACTCTATGGGTCGAGATAATAAAGAGACTTGGGATAGTATAAAAAAGGGTGATGGTTCAGTACAACACTTAGATTTTCTAAGTGACGAACAAAAGGATGTCTTTAGAACTTTCGCGGAAATTAATCAATCATCAATTATTAATCAGGCAGCAATTAGACAAGATTTTATTGACCAATCACAGTCTTTAAACTTAATGGTATCACCTGAGATGCCGACTAAGGATGTTAATAAATTACTTATTGACTCATGGAAGTTGGGGGTTAAGACCTTATATTACCAACATTCTATGAATTCGGCACAAGCATTTGCAAGAAAAAAGTTAAATCTAAATGATTTACAATGTGTTGCATGTGAAGGTTAAGGAATAAAATAATAGTGTTTTATGTGAAAAGGTTGGATTCGTCTAACCTTTTTTCTTTTATATTTAGATAAAATAATCTGTGTTTATATTTATGGAATATGGCGAACGGTAAAACATACGGAGTATTCTTTCCATTCAGGGATAGTTTACAAGGGGACTACCTTAGATTGACTCAATCAACTGATGAGGAGATTAGGGCGGATTTACTACATTTAATATTAACTCGGAAAGGAAGTAGGTATTATTTACCTGATTTTGGAACTCGTATTTATGAGTTTATTTTTGAACCAATGGACGGTCCAACATTCGATGCAATAAAGGCCGATGTCCGACAAGCCGTAGATAAGTACATACCTAATTTACAAATAAATGATATTACAATAGAACCTTATGTAGAGGCGGAACCTTTACCTGGTGAAATAAACTATGATGAGTTAGGTGGTCAAATCTTTAGAGTGGCTAGTGATAGTGCGGTTGAGTACACCGCAAAGTTAAGAATTGACTATACAATTGTTAGTGGTACATTTTCATCAAAAGATTTCGTGATTATAAATATTTAATAGTATATGGCTAACCGTAAAATTTCATACACAGATAGAGACTTTCAATCCTTAAGACAGGAATTGATAAATTACACTCAACAATATTACCCTGATTTAATAGGTAATTTCAATGACGCATCCATTTATTCTGTATTTATGGATTTAAATGCCGCTATTGGTGATAACTTACATTACCATATGGACCGTAGTATACAAGAGACAGTACTTCAATATGCTCAACAGAAGTCATCAATATATAATATCGCAAGAACGTATGGGTTAAAAATACCCGGTAATAGACCTTCCATCGCTTTAGTTGATGTATCTATTACGGTACCAGCTTTAGGTGACCAAGAAGATGAGAGATATTTGGGTACTATGAGAGCGGGTTCTCAGTTTATTGGTGGAGGTCAAGTATTTGAAAACCCTAATGACATTGAGTTTAGTTCACAATATAATAGTGAAGGTTACCCGAATCGTACTAAGACGCCAAATTTTGATGCTAATAATCGTTTAATAAATTATACTATGACCAAAAGAGAGGTTGTGGTTAATGGTTTAACTAAAACTTTTAAAAAGGTTATTAATAATAACGATGTTCGACCATTTTTTGAATTCTTTTTACCTGAAAAGAATGTTATTAGTATAACTTCTATAATACAAAAAGATGGTGTTAACTATCAGTCTCCACCTACATATGATGAATTTATAAGTTCAACTAATAAATGGTATGAAGTCGATGCGTTGGCTGAGTCTAAAATATTTGTTGAGGACCCTACTAAACCAGCTGACCAACCAGGTATTAAAGTTGGTAAGTATATTGAGACTGAAACACGATTTGTTTCTGAATATACACCTGAAGGGTATTGTAAGATAAATTTCGGTGGTGGTACTACAACACCTGAAGAACAGTTACAAGAATTCACAAGAACGGGGGTTCCGTTAAGAATACAAGATTATCAAAATAATATTGGTTTAGGTGTTACTGTTAGGGCTAACACGACATTATTTGTACAATATAGAGTTGGTGGTGGTAAGGCGTCTAATATTGGTGTTGATACGCTAACTCAATTTGGTACAACATTTTTTGATGTAAATGGACCATCAAGTACAATTAGTCAAAATGTAATTGAAAGTTTAAGAACTAATAATGTTACGGCAGCAATTGGTGGTGGTAATTTACCGACTGCTGAGGAAGTTAGAAATATGGTATCTTTTAATTTTGCCGCACAAAAAAGAGCAGTCACAGTTAATGATTATAATTCATTAGTTAGAACTATGCCGAGTAGATATGGTGCACCAGCTAAGGCTGCGATTACTGAAGAAGATAATAAAATAAAAATTGAAATTCTTTCGTATGATACTCAAGGTAAATTAACTGAATCAGTATCTAATACATTAAAACAAAATATCGCCAATTACTTATCACATTATAGGATGATAAATGATTATATCTCCATATCAAGTGCGAACGTAGTAGATTTAGAATTTGACTTATCAGTTGTTATGGACTCAACTCAAAATCAGGGACAAATTATCACAAATATTATTAATTCTGTAGATAGTTATTTTTCACCTCAAAGACAACAATTAGGTAGTAATGTTAATGTTTCAGATGTTAGAAGAATCGTTCAGGACATCCCTGGTGTTATTTCTTTATCTGACCTAAAAGTTTTCGGAAAAGTTGGGGGTAGGTACTCTAATTCACAGACATCACAAAGATATTCTGATAGTCAAACAAAAGAAATAAAGTTAATTGATGATACAATTTTTGCTCAACCAAATCAGGTGTATCAAATTCGTTTTCCCGATAACGATATCAAAGTAAGAGCTAAGTCACTTAAAAATGTCGACTTCTCTTAAATCTATCCATATACTTTTGACAAAATCAAATTAAAATTAGGATGAATAACTATTTATCTTAAAAACTAATTATGCCGAAATCAATTAGAATAAGAACAGAACCTGGTGTTGATAGAAATATTAATGTTAAAATTGACCAAGATTTTGATTCGTTAGAAATTCTGTCTTTAAAATTAAGACAAGAAGATTTATACACACAGTTTTGCGCCGACTATGGGGTCGTTGTGGGTCGTGTTATCGCCAATGGGGGGTTAGGTATACCTAACGCCCATATTTCTATTTTTATACCTTTAGATAGTGTGGATGAGGAAGACCCGATAATATCTACACTTTATCCATATAAAACGCCAACCACTAAAAATGAGGATGGATATCGTTATAATCTTTTACCTTATGAAGATGAGTACTACGGACATAATGCTACGGGTACGTTCCCTTCAGTTGATGATGTATTAACACGTAAAGAAGTTTTACAGGTTTATGAAAAGTATTATAAGTATTCTGTAAGAACCAATGCCTCAGGGGATTTTATGATTGTAGGGGTACCGTTAGGAAGTCAAAAAATTGTTATGGATTTAGACCTATCTAATATGGGTGAGTTTTCATTAAGACCTTCCGATTTAATTAGAATGGGTAGAGGGGTTAAATCTCAATTTAATGGACAACTATTCAAAGATTCTGAAAATATTGATTCACTACCGCAGATAGTACACGAAATAAAAGATATCGATGTTAGTTCATTTTGGGGGCAAGATGAGATGTGTGACGTTGGGATAACTAGAGTCGATTTTGATTTATCTAACCAAGGTATTGAAATACTCCCACATTCTGTTTTTATGGGTTCCATTACATCATCGAATGATGATGAATATATTAAAGCCACTTGTAGACCTAAAAAAGATACGGGTAATCTATGTGACATGGTTGCAGGTCCTGGAGAGATTTTAGCCATAAGACATACAATCGAAGAGGATGTAAATGGTGACCCTGTACTTGAACAATATCAATTAGAGGATGGTGGTAATGTTATAGATGATAATGGTGCTTGGTTAATTGACCTACCGATGAACTTAGACTATATAACCACTAATGAGTTTGGGGAAAGAGTAATTTCGGCTGACCCAAAAATTGGGGTACCAACTAAATCTAAATACAGGTTTAAAGTTAAATGGCAAAATGAGGCGGGATTACAAACTCAAATAATGAGAGCCAATTATTTAATTCCAAACATAAAAGAACATTGGACAGGTGGTACTAGTCCAAGTAGTTCCTATGGAAATACATTCGTAAATAGAAATAAATCATACTCATTTTCATTAGATTGGGAAGATTACTATGATAAAGAGGCGGCAATAAAATGTGAAGATACATTTTATCAGTTTGGGTTTAATAAAGTATATACAACGGCAGCTCATATTGACCGTTGGAAATATGGTATTAATAGAGCATCACATTACGGTATAAAAGAAATTTTAGATAAGTCATGTGCGAGTGAGAATAATAGGTTTCCCACAAATGATGGTCAGAGAAATTTTGATTTAATATACTTCTTATTTAATATTTTATTAAACATTATTTCACCGGTTATTTTTGTTATTTTACCGATAATGCATGTTTTAGCGTTACTATATCCAGTTTTTAGAGTTTTAATAAATTTTATTTTGAAGATTGTAAATGTTATAATTTTCTTTATTTGTAAAATTGTTGCGTCTATACCCTTCACTAAACTTAAGAGAAGCGATTGTAAAAAAGAAACTATTGCTGAACTACCTAAAGATAACCCATTCAAGAGGTTAACTCTACCTATGATTACTTATCCCGATTGTGAGGCTTGTAATTGTTCGGAAATTAATATGCCGCCCGCTGAGAGTGAGACTCTTGATGATTTAAATGTTGCATTGGCGAATAACAACGACAGTATTTTAGCGGATTTTGTTAGTATTGGTGCGTATGACCCACCAATTAATTGTTTTGGAAGTTCTCAATTACCTAATGGTAGTACGATACCTGATGCGGGTACTAACTCAGAAATTTGTCAGCACTGTTATAATAATAACTCCCACCCCGACACCCTTGCGGGAGCAAATTACAATACAGTTTTATTTTCAGGATATGACCCTGATGCTGAAATAACAGGTGATGGGGCTGGTAGTTTAACTCAACCTTCTAATAAGTGGTATAAAAGTCCTTTTGCTGTGGTGGACTCAAATATTACTTCACCTTATCAAAGAACCGCCTATCATGTAACGTTACCTCAGGCGGTAAACTTAATGAATCAGAGGGAACGATATTTTGAACAGATAGAAGATGTGAATAATCCAGGTAATTTCATCAATAACACGACCCCAAATCGTATGTTGGTTGACCTTATAAATGACCAATTCGCATCTAATGGTGTTGTTCCTCCACCTCCAAGTCCTGGTGTAAATAGATACGAAGATATGCCTCTTATAATGGTTACTGACTCTCAAGTTAATATGGATAATGGACAATTATTAAGTTTTGTGGACCCCGAATTGGTACCTGACGAAAACGTTAATAATACTGGATTAACAATTAACCAATACGGGTACCAAAGTATAGAGGGGACTATGACCTACAACCCTTCTAATTATGTTCAGGTTCCAAGTGCAATCGAATATATAGACCCTAATGGTAATACTCAGAATGTTGATATGGATTTCTACTCACCTGTTTCAGGATTGTCATATAATTTTAAAACGGGTCTTGAGTATCACCAAGTAATTGGTAGTATGACGATAGGTGAAGCGTTTGATATTATGACGGGAAACTCTAATAATACCATCTACATAAATCAATCAATATTATGGAATTATATGATTGGTAAAGTTAATCAGTTACCATGTGGTAAACCAATACCTGCTCCACTTGGTGGTAAACAAGTTATTCAATCACTATCATGGACAGAATATTTTTCGGAATATAAATCTTTAAAAATATATTTTATGGCTAAGGGTGTTGACCCTTTTGCCCCAAGACAAAAGATGAAATTTAATATGTCTATGTTGTTTGGAGCTAGTAGTTATTCCGATAGTAGTACTTATTCCCAAACTGTTTTTGAGGGTGATTATTTTCCAAATATACCTATTAGTGAGAGTAGTGGAGACCAGTACACACCTGAAAGTCACTACGATGATTTAACATCAAATCTCAGATTTGATAATAATGGAATTGGAAATTCTAATAGTAATTTATTTTATAAATCTTTTTTGTTTACCCCACCTGTTAACGGGACGACATATGTAAATTGTAGTAATCAAACCATACCTTTACCACAACCTCAAGGTGAGGTCTCTGGTTTTACAATAGGTTTTAATTTACCGTATGTTACGGGAGACGAGGTAAAATTATCTTTGGATGATTCAAATTATATAATAGCTACTGTTAATTCATATGACCCCGCAAACGGAAACATTGAATTAACGTTTAATAGTTCCATATATACCCCTGGAACCTCAGGTGGTTTTGGTAGTTGGTGTATAACATTAATAAACTCATTTACACCATTTGAGACAACGGCATTTGCATATTATTCTTCATTAGGTATACAATGGGGAAATAATTTGGATACCAACAATACCTCAGGTAATGGGGATATGGGTAGTTCGGATGGTAAAACAGTTAAGTCTACTAACTCATCTAATGGTACAATTATACCGTTCGTTCCACCTGGACCATGGGCACCAGATTTACCACCTGCACAAGGGTCAAATGTACAACCTAATTTTGTATATTCAATAAGTAATACTAATGCTACGAAAAACGGTCAGGGACGTATTGATGGTGCATCATACCAATGGACGAATAAGTCCCCAAACTCAGTTTTAAACGTCAATACTGACCGTGGATATACTATCGCGCCGTCATATTGGTTAGATGAGGACCCATTAGTTCCTAATTCAAATACTCCGACCATCGAGATGAATGATAGGACACAATTAATATTTAGGTCTGATAGATTACCTACTTCATCGTATAGGGATACGGGACTTGATGCTACTTTAAGAACTTACCAGGACTTTCCGTTTATGTTAAATGAAACGTTTTCTCTTTGGATGGTTGGAGATAGCGGACAAAGTACTTTAGTTGGTGGTACTGGAGGTGGGACCGTTTCTAACGATAGTTCAGGTGGTTTAGGTGATTTAGAAGGTGACCCAGACTCCTCAGGACTACCTGATGTATTAGAAACTTTTACATGTAATGGGTTGGTTGTTCTTAGATGTTATCAAGGTGAAGGGGATGATTTTGAAGTAAATCCAGATTGTAGTGAATTTGATAGAATACAAGGTGGTTGTTATGTTTTTGTTGACAATCCCCTTATAATTAGTTTGTTTGGAAAAAAAGGAGATTTCGCCTACCTTCTTGAGTGGAGAACTAGAATTAAATTTATGTTTGCGGCTTGTCGAGGGGTAATTGCCCATTCGTTTCAAAACAATTGGATTAACGGAACTCTATATATGCCATCATTTCAAAAAAGAACTTTTTATAATAGTGATAATGAAGTAAAACGTTATAAGTATTGTGGTGACCCACAGAGTGGTGAAGGGGGACTATTAGAATCGGATAAAAAGAACTGTGGTCCACTTTATTTTAATACAGATAGTAATTCATTCTTTTACAGGTCGGCCCCTTATTATGATAGTAAATTTATACCGTCAAAAAAATGTAATTATGGGTTTTTTGGAGGGTTAGCTACAATAGGTGCTAATGATGGTAATATTTTTCAACCAACAACAATAATGGATTTAGGCCCAAAAACTGATTTCTTAAAAGAAATTTTATTAACTCCTGAGTTTCAAGGGTATATTGTCGATGAAATTGAAACAACATCATATCAAGACGTATCGGGATTATTAAATTTATTTATTATTTCAAGATTAATTAGTACGTCATTTATTGACAAAATACTAGGTGCAGAAGATGCGTCTGTACAGACATTATTTTCAAGAGATGGTGGTGTTATTAATCGGTTCACCGATTCTAGAATCGATGGTGATTATGCTCAAATGATTTCAATTAACACTGAGTTTGGAGTACTTCCTTATCTATCCGGAAACTATGAGGATAGTATTTCAGTTAATGATAGTTTAATGGGTGTATGGTTTACGGGTAACACTAAAAGTATATATAATACAATTGGTAGTACAGTCGAAGATAGAAGGGTATTAGGTCCGGGACGATTAACTTTTAATGAACTTGACTCTTTAGGTGGCGCAGATTTACGAACAAGTGATTTTAAATACCCTGGTAGTCAAATTATACCACATTATGGGTGGAAATATGATAATGGTAGTAGTGTTTGGGGTACCGAGAAAAATACATGGCAAACAGTCAACGCGATAACGGCGAAATACCAAGATGAAGAATTCGAAGGGGCTAATAATTATCCCAAACCTCAAGATGGACTTGGAACAGGATTCTTATTTAATCGAACATTAGGTATCTTTTCGGGTACTCCACCACCAGATGGCGATTCTGGCGACGGGTATCGTGTGGGTTCACCATTCCAAAATTACTTTGGATTAAAAAAAGGTAAAAGTGCAATGAATTTATTCATAACTAAATATATGTTTAATGCTGACTTAAATGGGTAATCAAAAAAATAATCAAACAATAAGGATTGTTAGGGGTTCTGACAGATACGCAGGTGCTCCCGACACGGACTTATCTATCCAAGTACCTATAGAGAATACCAAAAAAAGTATTATTGAGGGTGACAGAACTGTATTATTAAATTTAGAGGAAAGATTTGACCACGAGAGACAAATATCAACTAAGTTTAGAATTGCTGGAAAAATAGTTAATCTGTTTAATAATATAGTTTCAGGTAAAACAAATAACTATCAACCGTTTGAGAATGAATTATATTTAATTAATCCTCTTAAAACGGTGCAGGATGCGTTAGGAGATTTACCATCTTGTGTTTGGACAGGTTACCCACCGTATGATGAATTTAATTTTTTCAGAGTAAGTGCGGTTCCCGACCATCCACAAGGCCCATTAAATCCAAAACTTATATATAGAAGTAAAAGTGCATCAACTTATAATTGGTCTACCTATTTAACGTATCCACATAGTAATGATTACAATCAAATAATGACATATACTGATGAGGAAAGTGGTACGGATATATCGTTTCAAGTTTCAGAAGGCGTACCCTATACAATTAAAAACCGAGTGGTAAACGGTAAGAATATGTTAAGCTTTTATTGTGGTTATAAACATAATATAAAACAAGGGGATTACATTTATTTAAATACACCAATAAATGGTAGTAACCTTCTTGAGGTTTATAGTTTAGGTGACCAAGCATATGGAAATGATGATAAAATTCTTAATGTATATAACTATGGTTTTACTGGAGTAACAATTAGTGACGGATATATGTCAAATTTAAAACGTGTTATAAACCCTAAAAACTCAGGAGAAACAATGTCTAAGTACTATGTTAGAAAACATAAAACTTTAACGGATGTTTCAAATGTAGATTTAACTAAAATGGGGTTTGAACAAAATAATTTTCCTGTCAATAAAAAATTAGAATATTCTGCATTGACTCCTAATGAGGTTTCAAGAATATCTATTAAAGATGGTAGGGGAACATTCGGAGTATCTTTCGATAAAGATATCGATATAATTTCTTTAATGGATAATTTAGACCGACCTGTAACTGAATTATTTATTACCATTATTAATAAAGGTTATATCGGTTATTTTAATAAACCACCTGTTAACGGTACTCAACCAACTAAAGGGTTAGAGGTTGGTTGGAGTTTTAATTTTTTAGAAAACAGTGTGGATAATTGGTGGTCTAAAATAAATGTTAATAATAAAGATAATATTGATGTTGATTTTTATAATGGAGATGGAGATAACGGATTAAATATTAGATTTTATTATAATAAAGATTTACCTATCGGTACTGAATTAAAGGGAGATATCTGTGAGTGGAATGAATTTGACCAAAAAGAAACTGTGATTTCACCGATATCACATAAATTTTCATTTAATTCTGATTTTTTCGAAACTAATGCAAATGTTAATTTACCTGATGGTTATACGTATAATCCACACCATTCGGTAAAATTAAGAGTGTATTCAGACTATATTGAAGTGGGTGATAAAAATGATGTAAGTGGTGTACCAGACTACTCATTCTTTTCAAACTATGAACAACAATGGAGATGGAGAGACATTTATTCTTACGGTTTTGTTGATTCAAGTGGTAATGGGGTTAATTATCCATTTTTAAACGGAGAGCACTATCCATTTGCTGATGTATTATTCTTACAAACGCCACTAATGAAAAATAATAACGTTTTCAATAACATAATCTTTCAACCAATAATAGATAATTGTGAATAAATTTAGATTTACCGTTAATAATGAAGATACGTATATTAATCTTCCTATGGAAATTGACTTTGATAATTTCGGAAGGGAAGATTTAATTAAACAGTATGAAAATGATGTGCTTGAGGAAATCATTAATCCTGTGGAGGATTTTGAGACTACTAGATATTCACATACTCAGTGGTTAACGGTTAATAATGAACCTAAAACTAGTACGACTTATGAGTTTTTCTTTTTTAATAGGGACATAGACGTTAATAATACCACACCAGCAAATACTAATATGTGGGTCTCAAGTTACAATTATGTGGACCCCTCAGTTTACCAAACATATAGTGGAATTTCATTTACTAATAAAGAAATGTATTATTACGCTAATTCATTTAAAAGGAGTTTTTTTAAGTTAGACTTTTATGATTCTACACAACCTGAAAACCAAAGATTATACTTTACATTGGTGATACCAACTCAACAAGGTGAAAAACAAGAAGTTGAAATTGGAACGCCATCAGTACCAAAACCTGTTATAATAAGGACCCCCACTTTTAATTTAGATTTTATAGGCGATAAAGAAGGGTATTTTATTTATTGGTTAAAAAGTAGAGAATATATTGATGTCAATACATTTTATATGTCAGCTAAATTTTTTAACGCCAAAACAGGACAATTTGTTAGAATGATTAATCGACCACAATCTGAAATGAGTGAAACGTTTAAATTTAATAAAACTGAATACTTTTATTACAAGGTTGATTTAGATGTGAATAATTATCAGTATCAAGTGTTTCAAGGATACGGTTTAGGAAATCGTGTGGGACAACTTACAAACGGTATAAAATGGTATGAATATGTTAATCCACAATAATGGAAGAGAAATACTACATAAAGATTTCACCCGAATCAATAAAAGGTGACGTTATTACTGAATACTTTAGTGGAAACACTTTTGGTGTTTATACTGGTATGACTCAAATATTAAGTGGGGGTACGGATGGTAGTAGTTTATTAACAGGATTAACAGTACCAATAGTTTTTAGACAAACGTATGAAAACTACGGTTTTTATACTCCATTTGATGGGTTTGCGTTACAACAAGATGTAGTATCAAATTTTATAACATCAGGTGACCCGTCTAATCAAAATACAATAAGGTTATTTAATACGTCTGACGAATTTAAAGGATTTTTAAAGTTGTCTGACTATATTGTCGATTGGGGGGACGGATTTAGTGAACCACTAACGTCAAACGCTCCTCAGTATTTATCACATACTTATCCTAATATTACCAATAGTTATGTTATAACATTGACTCAAAATAATCCATGGGGACAAACAATAGTTGAGAAAACGGTTTATGTCCCAACAACAGGGGTGACAATAACTAATCCTTATGGTAACGTTACATTTACACCTCAAGGAGGTAGTTGGTCAGGAATACCTATTAGTTATGATTATATTTTTACGGGTGATAGTTCTAATACGGTACAAAGTCAAACGTCTAATAATTTTACAACGGTACCATTTATATTGAGTGGGTTTAGTTCTTCAAGGTTATCTGAACTTAAATTATATGGAAATACTCAATTTGATGTGACCACAACAGTGGTTAAGGGGGGTCAACCTTTTGGTAAAGTGGACCAAATAACGAGTGGTTACACCTCCTATACAATTAATAATGTTCAATACTACGATTACTTAGATGGTACTACATTATATATCGCCGAATCTTCGGGTTTAACAAGTAATGAGTTAGTTGCATCAGCAATTACTAAACAAGAAGTATTAATTAACGTAGTTGACTCGCCAGAAATACAATCTGAAATATTTATTGAAAGAGGTAAGCTTTCAGGGTTTGAATCACTACAAAGACTTGGAGAGGTGGATAACTTAGGTGACATGATGTCTTATGGATATGGTTACTTTAGAATAAACAATAATAACGAGTAAAAAAATGGCTTTAGGAACATACGGAACAGTAAGACCAGCTGACATGTCACCAGAAGATGTTGAGATAATTTTAAATTATACTCCATCAAGAGACGTTACGACAAATTTTGTTTTAACAAAACTGAACGCCCAAGATGTTTTAACACCTTATTTCCACAGTTCAACTACAGGAGGTAATGCCGATGTTGAAATATTAGGTGGTTTATATAACTTAAAACTTCCAGCTGAAGAATTTAATAAAATAGGTATATATACATTATATATAAGACCTGTAGAAATAAGAACCACTATTACAGATTGTGGTGTATTATCATCATTACCCAATGTTAAGGGTATAATCATCGACTTAAACGGGGTGCCACAAGAGTACCGAAATAGATTTATCAATCAAGGACTAATTGGTTACCGTATTGAATATTTAAATAGTGACGGTACTAAGATACCTAATTTTTATAGAGTTGTTACATCAGCATTTTATTGTGAACCAGTAGTAACTAATTTAAGTAATAGTTCTCAAAAGGCGATAAGATATAGATATGTTGACGGGGGAAGTGATTTAATATTTTGTACGGTATCACCTTCAAGTGCACCTTCTAATAAGGCGAATGCAACACCATTTATTGGGCAACCTAATCAAAATATTGTTATGACTAACACATTCTTTAATCCAATTAGTATGGATATTGAATTGGCTGAACATGATATTGATACGTTAGCAATTGCGCTTTACGGTAATCAAACAAAAAGTATGGAAGACGGAATTTATACTATGTATGATAGTAATCTTAATATATACAAACAATATAACTTATATGAGATTAGAGATGAATTTAACGATTTATTATATGAGGTTAGACAAGATAGGGACGACAAC